ATCAATTCTTTTTTCATTTCAACCTCTTGAAGCAATTTTTGTAACTGAAAGTTTTGTTTTGATTCCTCTAAGCTCATATCAATATTTGCCTTAGCATCATTTTTCTGCATTTCAAGCTGTGCTGAGTTTGTAGCAGCTTCTGTATTAGATTTAGTCTGCGCCTCAATGTTTTCTAATTGAAGTTTTCTATCTTTTTTTTCTTTCTTTTTTCGTCTTATTTTTAGCATTTGATTTGCTAACTTTATGTTTTTGTAATCCCTAAGATCAATAGCATCTTCTAGCTCTATACTCTGTTGTTGTAAAGCCATTTGAATATTGTTTTCAAGTATTGCTTTTTCTTCTTCGTCTGGCATTAAGTCTATAAATATACCAAAGTCATAAAGGTGTAATTCTGACATTTCTTCTAGTGTTGCCACATTACTAGCACCGATAGCTTGTATAAAAGCGTCTTTTGTTGGGGAGTACTCTATAACGTCAGATATCCTTAACGACAAGCATTCTGCCGTTTCAGCTGTTAAAAATAATCCAGCTTGTAATATATGCCTTGTAGCCGTGTTGGAGTTTGCTGCCGCTAATTTTTGAACACCTACTAAAGCATTTTTATCCGGCATGCTACCATCTCTAGCTTCGTTTAAACCAGTTACATCCCTCATCATTTGTAGATAGTAATTGTACGTGCCGATTAGGGCTTGCATTTTATTACCACCAGATCCTGATGTTATTTCTTGAATAGGTACTTTACCTGGATTCATTTCCCCGTCAGAAGTAAACGATCTACCTATTACAGAACCCGTTTGAAAATACATGTTTAGGGCTTCTTGTGGATTGTAGTTTGTTCCGTTACCTAAATCTATCTCAGCTAAACCATCGGCGTCTAAATAAACGCCATCTGGAACTAACCTAGACATAACTTGTTGGAGCTTTAAGTGGGTCAACTGTATCATATCTGCAAAACCAGTTATTCTTTTTACTAAAGAATCTATTTTCCCATTGTACATTCTAGGGGCAACTATAGAGTAATTCATCTTAACCTTAGTGTAATCACTTTTAGGTCTCATCATGTTTTTAGCCATCTCCCACTTAAGTAGTTTATCCGTACCTAGTATCATAGCCCCATCATAAAGGCATTCTATGGATCTTAACATTCTACCATAACCACCCTCTTTATCTTCCGGTGGATTATATTGATCATCTCTAGGTATAATTCTATCGCCACCTGTTGTTGTTTCTTTAACTTTATAAACCTCATTCATATAGGTTTTGTAGTTAAAGTATAAAACTTGAATGGTGTTATTGTCTTCTTTATCGTAAGTATGTGTTGAATTGTAATTAGATCTATTATTAGATTTGTTTTTCATTATATCTTCTAGATCTTCGGCTGATAAGTGAGGAAATTGCTTTGCTAACTCGTTGACCGGAATTGTTTTCACTTCACCAACGTAGTATATATCGTCAAAGTAAGGCGAGTCGGTGTAAGAGTAAACTAATTTAGCTGGATCAACATAATCCACAATAGCTCCCTCTGATGTATTGAACCCTGTTTTTACAGCCCCTATACCAAGCACCGTCAAGTCACGATAAAAACGTTTTTTAGTTAGCTCGTATTTACTTCCCTCAAACAAAACATTTAAAGCTTGTTCTTCCGCAAGTTCAACCGCCTGCTTGTAATTAAGCTGCATGTGTATACCTAGCTCTTCGCTAGACTCTGGTAGATCTTCGTTAGCCAAGTTACTCTCCTTCATGTCCACGTTGAACCTAGACTCAACCTCTTGGTTGAACTCTCGCATTTCCATATCACTTTGTATCGCCTCCATGTATTCAGTTCGTTTTTCAACGCCGTTTGGAGATTGTGAGTAAGCTTTTATATCGTAAGTTCTTTCTGCAATACCATTAACAACGATATCAACAAACTTAGATATAATTGGAACAGGCTTCCAATCTAAATTAAGATAGGACAAATCACCGTTGATCGATAACTCATCCTTATACTTTTGAACAGACTGCTCGCCTCGGGCGTACAACCTTAAATTATGAAAATCGTTGTGGTTAGATCTATATCTATTAGAACCTTGATCATGGCTAAACCACTCTTGCTCTATTGCCTTACCTACCTTTAACCCATACTCATAGCTTAACTTTTCAGCATCGCTAACCGTTTGACTTGGGAAATAACTTTTAATGCCAGACTCTGCCATATTTATTACTTGATTATTTGTGAATTATTTCCGGTATTTGTATACCTAGAAACGTTTATGTTTAGTTGAGGTTTTTTAACCTCAGCATTTGGTCTATATAAATGTCTATTGTTAGCCATGATAGCCAAACCAGAACTTATAGATGCATCGTGCTTTGTTCTTTTGTTTATATCGAACTTACACCAGTCGTTTAACAGTTCGTTAAAGTAACAATCTCCGTGAGTTCCATCTTGCTTAATACCTACGTGGTCTTGAATATACATCTCAATCGCAGCAGCATGTGCTTGTTTTATATCTTCACTTGAATTGGGTATTCCACCAACTTCTTTTTCTGCTACAGATAGTTTGTTCCATATCTTGTCAGGTCTATTCATGCTAAACCCTCTATATCCTCTTCGCCTTAAGTAGTACAAAAGACGAGGTTTATTGTTCTCCGCTAGTATTGGCATTCCATAAAACACTAAAGCCATTAAAACATCTTCAAAGAACATCTCGGCTGTTGGTGGTCTCGATAAGTACTCTAAGAAAAAGCTGTTTGCCGGAGCATCTTCCATGCTAAATTTAGTTAGGCCGTGTAAAGCTCCTTTAGATCCTACTCCATCCACTGTTCCTGATATATCATATGAATCACAACCAAATGAACCCATATGTTCGTTACCTGGGTGTTTAACCCCGTTTTTAAGTACAACGTTGTTTTGTATGTTAGAAGGTGGAACCCAACTAACTTTAAACCTACCTTTTCTATCTGGATAAAATATTACTTGAGAATCTTTAACTCCGTTAACCCACTGGAAATTACCTTGAGTAATACCTAGAGTGTTTGTCATCTCTTCATTATAATCTATCTGTTCATATAACTTAACAAGATTAAAAATACTTCCTTTAGTTTCATCTCTAAATGCGTGCTCTGTAGTTCTTGGAAACTGACGATAAAATTCATTTAAACCATCTGAATCATCTTTTAAGCCATCTACTTCGTTTTGCCAGTTATCTATTACACCTACATCTATTAGTTCACCGCTTGGGTCGAACCGATCGACATCAGGAGTAGCGAAAACTGGAACTCCGTACTCGTCAATAAATCCTTCGTAGTTCCATTCCATTGGGATAAACAAAGAGTATAAACCAGACTTTGTCTGGCCATTTCTGTTTCTTTTTGTAACATCTGAAGCATTGTATAATTTTTTAAAGTTCTCACCTCCTTTATCTAAAGCATTTGATGTTGATCCCATCATACACTTACCGATAATTCTACTACCTAATCTTAAACAAGTTTTTGTAACTCTCCAGTTATTAAGGATATTATCTGGTCTTTCCCATTTACCACTTTCATCATGTACTAATAGAGCTAGTTTTTCACCATCATAACTATTGTCTCCAGTATTCTTCCAATCAATTGTCGTGTCTAATCCTTGTATATCCTCCAGCTTTTCATTAGCCGTGATTTTTTTTCTTGTAAACTTACTAGCAGGTACACGGTAAGCCAATTCGGACTTTGGGCGATCCATACCATCTTGGACAGGTTTAAAGAAAAACGGATAGTTGATTGATATAGGTACAACCTTGTCGGTAAACATTTTTTTAGCATCAGCTCCTGATTTAGATAGTATTCCATATCTACTATCACTCGCAAGAGTGGCTAAGTTAACAGTTTCAGCAGAAGACATAAAGGAAAATCCAGATCTTCTATTCTTAAGATAGCACATACCGTAGCATCTTTTATCCGCTTTACAAGCTTCCCAGAATATAAAAAATAATCTATTTGCTTCTCTAAAGTCTGGAGCGCCTACATCTATCTTACTCCATTGTAAGTACATGTAGTGCGTACCAGTTATCCAGGTTGGTTTACCATTA